GACGCAGAAAAGGATGACGCAGAAAAGGATGACGCAGAAAAGGATGACGCAGAAAAGGATGACGCAGAAAAGGATGACGCAGAAAAGGATGACGCAGAAAAGGATGACGCAGAAAAGGATGACACAGAAAAGACAGATGGCACCGAAAAGAATGAAAAATATGAATATGAATACGATTTTTCAGATGATGAGTTTATGTGGTTGTAAAAAATTGAATTACTTATTATAAAATAGTATATTAGGCATTCACGCAATTTTATATTATTACAATGACAATTGACGACTATTTATACCTTCCACAAGAGCTTAGACCTCCTATGTTGGTTAGACAAACGGGTGTTCATCATTACACAATTGATATTGAAGAATACGACGAAGAATGTTCCAATGAAAATGAAAACGAAGAAATGTTTGAAAACATATACAGAAATAAAGTAGAGTTTTATGAAGAAAACCCAGAAATACCAACTCCATATATTTTCAAATGCGACTATTATGAAGACGATGAAGAAGAATATGCTTATGAGGAAGATGAAGAAGATGATGATGCGGATGATGATTACGACGCAGAATATGCGTATGAAGAAACAGATGACATTGAATATTCATTATGACATTACAAAAGCCAAGAAGGCAAAAAGGCAAATAAAAAGCAAAAAAAGAAAAGACAACTTTTTTTACTGATTGGATATAGACTAAAATTGAATATAATAAAGACTATTTATCATATTCATAGTAGTAATATAAAAAATGGAGGCTGCTTCTGCTGCGCTTGCGCCTGCTTCGGGTGCTGTAGCACCTATTATACCAGAAAAGAAACCTATTATACTTTCACCCGAACAAGAGCATGCCTTACAATTATTTGAAAAAGGAAAAAATATATTTCTAACGGGGCCTGGTGGTTCTGGAAAAACCGAATTAATAAAACGCATCGTAGATATAGCAAACAAAAAACATAAACGAATTCAAGTATGCGCCATGACTGGATGTGCCGCTGTATTACTTGGATGTTCCGGCTCAAAAACAATACATTCATGGGCTGGCATTGGACTTGCGTCTGGCCCATTCGGTCGCATCGTAGATAAAGTTGTAAAAAATCGTTTTAAAAATAAAATGTGGAATTCAGTAGATGTTCTTGTTATTGATGAGGTTAGCATGATGTCTAAAAAAATATTTGAAATATTGGATGAAATAGGTAAAAAAACAAGGCGCAATGAATCACTTCCATTCGGCGGCATTCAAGTCGTATTTTCCGGCGACTTCTTCCAGCTTCCGCCAGTTGGTGATAAGGAGGATGAAGACACTTGTGCGTTCTGTTTTGAAAGTAGCCGATGGAATGACACATTTGCGAAAGAAAAAGAAAATATAATTCAATTGAAAACCATCTTTCGTCAAACAGATATGAATTATACGAAAATACTCAATCAAATACGCATTGGGAAATTGTATAAATCATCATATGAATTGATTATGACGCGTGTTGGTGTGAAATATCCAGATAACGGAATTAAACCGACTATTTTGCTTCCGCTTAGTCGTGACGCAAAGCAGATTAATACAACAGAGTTGGAGAAATTGAAGGGAGAAGTATATACATATAATTTGTCTATTGTGAATGATGTCGTTCCCAAGAAAAAGAATAATCGTATAACTCATGATGTTGCGGCGGTAAAACAAGATGACTATAAAGAAGAATTTGAAATAAAACAGTTGAGGTCAAGTGTTATAGCTGATGATAAATTGGTATTGAAAGTTGGAACGCAAGTGATGTGTATTGCGAACATTGATGTAGATGGTGCGTTGCCGATTGTAAATGGAAGTCAAGGTGTTGTGATTGAAATAGTGAATGGATTTCCAAAAGTGAAGTTTTTGAATGGTCTTGTAAAAGTGATTGGTTATCATGCTTGGACTTCTGAAAATATAGAAAGCATTAGTATAAAACAAATACCGCTTATACATTCATGGGCGATTACCATACACAAAGCACAAGGTGTTACTCTTGAATTGGCGGAGATTGATGCGGGTAGTAATATATTTGAGTGCGGACAAACATATGTGGCATTGTCGCGTGTGAAAAGTTTGGACGGATTGTATTTGTCGGCTTTTAATCCGCAAAAAATAAAAGTAAATGAAAAAGTTCAGAAATTTTATGGGTTGTAACTATGAATTGTAACTGTTATGTTTCACTCTTTTATGCTTTGCTTTTGTATGCTTCGCTTTTGCTTTCGTATGCTTCACTTTTCTTTTTGAATGTTTCACTTTCGTATGCTTCACTTTTCTTTTCGTGTGCTTCGCCTTTCCACCCAATTTCTCAATACATTTCCTATTACAATCATCCGATGTAGTTTCATACTTACATGATTTTGTTCCGAACAATGTCTCATTTGTTCGGTATTCTTTATTTAGTTTTGTATCTGTATATACCCTTGTATATCTGTATGAGTTTTTATCGTTTTCATCAAATGCGTTATTTATTTCTATTTTATCATTTTTATTTTCAGGAATAATATCTAAAGCTTCTTGTATATCTTTTTCATTATCCATTCTTGGTGCTTTATTTTTACGCAAAATCCAAGAAGTTGCGCCAGATGCTTCTAACATCCATCCAGGTGTTCTTATCAATTCTAATCGTATTTTTATGCTATTTTCTTTTTCTTCTGCTGAACCATTATGACATACAAGAGAGATTTTGTTGAAGTTTTTCTTGAATTGATATAACACATATAATTTTGTATATTCACCATTGTAACATATCAAACATGGATACCTATTCAACAATTCTTCTTTTGTCTTGAACCATAAATCTTGACCCGCATTTGAATATGTATTCTTATACATATCAAATAGTTCTTGATGATATTTGTCTTCAATGTCTTTTATTTTTACAATAGTTAGAACTTTTTGCTGCTGCTGCTGCGTCGCTTGCTCTTGTGCTTCCTTACTTTCCATTTACATTATAACAACATTTTCATTTGAGTATGATGTAGATAAAAGCGTATCAATGTCGGTAAGCGTATCAATGTCGGTAAGCGCGTCAATATCCGTCGTATCATGCTCTTGAATTTTTATTTTTTTATCTTTATCTTCGTCCATCAACATAACTGCCATCGCACAATAATTATGTAAATCCATCAATGTATCGCGAATGGATTCGTCATTCACCATTGTAATACCATTTCGTGTAACCGAATGAAGTCGTTGTATCTTATCTCCTATACGAACAATAACGCCAGTTGGCCCATATGTCGCAAACGCATCTCCATAATCATGATTTTTTTTAGTAAATATAGACAATGCCTCCTCTTGGACTTGTTTCATCTGAGCGACACGCGTCACTTGTGTATTATTATGTAAATCAATATTGATAAACTTGCTGCTATTACTACTGCTATTGCCATTGCTATTGCCATTGCTACCGTTACCGTTACCGTTACTCTTATCTAATACATCATTGTATTGCGTATAAGTCGGCCTATTATATGTAAATTGGATACCGGTATCCACATAATTATATGGTGTTTGTTTCATAAAAAACTCATCTTGATAATTTGTTTTGCTATCATTTTCAATCATATTACTTGAATGTATCATTTCTGCTTGTAATATATCCATCAATTCATTATTACGACGAATGATATTATTTATTTTATCCATCATTTTTTGTTCTTTATTCAACTCTTCGGTATAATTTCTTATACCTTCTTGTAATTTGGCACTTTGTTTATTTAATTGATATGCCAATTCAATCTCTTTCTTCGCATCCAATGTTTTCTTATGATAAGAGGAATGTTTAGATAGATGCGTTTTGTATATATCATTGCCGGCTTTAATTAGGTCATAACAATATTGGAGGTCAAGCGGGTCAATCGCCAAATTGACTTTTGCTTCTACAAATTCTTTTGTATCAAGGGTGACCTCTGGAATTGTATCCCATTTTTTTAATGTATCTTTATAAAGAGTATCTAACGCAGACATGTGTTATTATTTGTATAAAATAAATAACTAACCTTTATTATGTAATATATTTATTATGTATTATTATATATAATGGCACAACCTCGTTGTCCTAATGGAACACGAAAAAATAGAAAAACAAGTGTTTGTGAAAAGCCGGTTATTATTCAACCGCGTTGTAAAAACGGTTTTCGCCGAAAACGCAAAACGCGAAATCGTAAAACGAATGAATACGAAGATAAAACGAGAGAATGTGAAGATAAAACGATGAAAAAAAGGCCGGATATGCGACACATTAAACGATTGTCAAGAAAGAAAATAAACGCAATCATTGAAAATGAAATATCATTGAGAAGAGAGAATAATGAAATGTCGCCTTTGAAAAAAGATGACGCAAAAGATGTATTGAGAGAATTGCGTTTTCCAGGAAATACATACTTTAAAGGCATTCAATCCATAAATGAGGCAAAACGATTATCAACAGATAATTTATCGGACGAATTGTCTCTGGAAAAAAAGACGGAGTCACCTTCCATTCAAAAACAAAAGGCTATATCCCCTATAAAAAAAGTTGAATCACCTTCTGCACCTTCGGAGTCTGCTTCACCTTCGGTTTCTGCTTCTGCTTCTGCAAGACAAAAGGATATGTCCCCTATAAAAAAAGTTGAATTGCCTTCTTCTATGTCACCTTCTTCTATGTCACCTTCTTCTATGTCACCTTCTTCTATGTCACCTATAAATAAAGTTGAATCACCTTATTCTATGTCGCCTTCTTCTATGTCGCCTTATTCTATGTCGCCTTCGGCACCTTCTCAAACAAAAAAATCAGTGAGTTCAAGTCCTAAAAAGGTTGCTGATGCGGATTCTGATTATGATGATGAAGAAGAAGAATATTTTTATTCTTCACCAAAAAGTATAATGAGTGATAATGATTATAAAAAAATTGGATTAACTCCACCACAATCCAACGAACAACAATTTACTGAATATTAACGCCCTCCACAACTTCCACAAGGCTTTCCAGTGCTTAATTGAGAGAAGTTCATACTGAATGATTTTACTGCGTTTTGAACGGGTGCTTTGCTTCTTGAAGATAAAGAAGAGGTTGATAATGAAAATATAGTAGGTGATTGTTCTTTGGATTTTGATTCTTCCAGCCAGGCATTCGCCTTTATTTGTGCGTTCATTTGATGTTTAAGTAACATACTTTTAGAATTAATCATAGATAACAGATTTAATTCTTTAGTCATCACTGGTTTTGGTGTATTTTCCATTATTTTCATAATATATGGATGTGCTGGTTTATTTTTAGGTTTTGAAAGTGGTTGATATTGTGATTTTGCTGTCACAGAATAAAATATTCCAATATTGTGTGGCATATCTAAATATAATAATAGAGAGATTTAAATATTCATGCGTGTGTGTAAATATCATGTGTTTGAAAAATGACAAATCTCTCTATTTATGGTAAGTCGGTTGTAATAAAAACATTTACATGTAACATTACCAAACATAGGTATCATTACCAACATGTAATCAACCCATACGCCTTTGTTTTATTTCCCTTCAATGGAACACTTGTAGTTGTTTCTGTTCGCAAAGCCGGTGCTTTTTTTCGTGCTAAATAACGGTCATATGAATTATGTTTAATATCAACACCTTTTCCGCCAGGACTTTGCGAACCGGGACGCTCCCTCGTAATAGATGCTTTCGTAGAATTTCCATGTGTAACACGAACGAGTGTTTGGACGGATGCGTTTGAACGGTCACTTGATTGATTCCAATTTACATTTGCGTTTTCTATTGTTGGTTTATTGCTCGGACCACCTACCACATTTTCAGCTTGGGTGACTGATATTAATTGCGAAGAAGGGATACGCACTTGTTTCCACATTCTTTTTTGATAAATTGCGTTATAACAACCGTCGCATCCGCTTTGATTACATGTCTTACATTGAACTGGTGCTGGAAGTCCATATAAATTCACATTCAAAATTTCACCCGATAAAGTGCATATGAGAACCATTTATATTATATGAATATTTATTTGTCTATCTTATCTTATGTATCTTATGTCTGTGTGTGCGCGCATCTTATATTCATAAATGTAAAAATTGAAACGAAATGTGACTTTTTATTGATTTCAATACATCACACAAATGTCAAAAAATAAATGTAACTTTTGCACGAAAACATTCACAAGAAAATCATATTATGATAGACATGTATTGATATGTGAAATATTTTCCAAGACGAAGAGAGAACGAAATTTGGAATTGGAAGAATGTGAAAATACACCGACGATAGATAAATTATATAAAATTATAATGGAAATGTCTATCAAACAACAAAAATTGGAAGAAAAAGTGGAAGAACTTTCAAAATATGTAGATACGAAAAAGAAGAAAATAAATATTTTAGAATGGCTCAATATCACTTATACGACATGTGTCCCATTTGATAAATGGATGACTACCATAAAAGTAGAGAGAAAACACCTTGAAAATGTATTCAATCATGATTTTGTCTATGGTTCAATAGAATTGTTGAATGAATTTATTGTAAAGGGCGCAAGCGCAAGCGACAGCAGTAGCATGGCAAACTCAAGCGCAAGCGACAGCAGTAGCAGTAGCAGTAGCAGTAGCATACGCGCTTACGACCAAAAAGAAAACATATTATATATTGTTGGTGCTGACGATAATACATGGTGTGAAATGTCACAGTCGCAGTCAAAAAAATTGTTTGATTATATATCCAAACAATTTCTTCATGAGTTTGTCACTTGGCAAAATGAAAATAAGCATCGTATGGAAGATGATAACTATGCTATGACATATATGAAGAATATCAAAAAAATAAATGGTGGAAATTATACAACCGAAGAATTATACCGAAAAATACAACGCCAATTATACAAATCTCTCAAAACCAACCTTCGCAATATTATTCAATATGATATTTGCTAACGCTTACGCTATTGCGGTCGCTAACGCTTATTATTATTATATACAAGTGGATATGTAAAATTGACTAACATGTCATATTCAATATCAGTAAGGATGGGAGCATATACAGATGTATATCCATACCTTTTTTTTGCTTCAGATATTAGATATTCAAGTTCTTCCATCGTCATTTGTTCCAACGCAGAAATACTTTTACTTTTGTATTCAGCAAGCAAAGTTTCTAATTTGTTTGGCATGATTATTGTATATGTAAATATCATATACAAAAATATTTATGTGTATTTATTATTATATATTTTTGTGATGACTAACAGTTATGATAAAAGGTCATAAAGAATAAAGAATAAAGAATAAAGAATAAGTAATAACGGATAACTAATAAGTAATAACAAATACTTATTAGTCTTGTATATATAGTATAGGATATTGTATAGGATGTCTTTTTCATCTGCTTCGTCATGGAAAAAACAAAGTTCAAGATTAAAATCCGGTAATATGAACCTCATAAATAATGAGTCCATTTATGGAGAAAATGCGACATTCAATTATCTTGAATGTAAATTAGGCGTGTTTAATGATATAAGCGGTTCTCTCTCTTCTATCAGAACCATCTCTGCCGATGCCATATATGTAAATGACGCATTCGTTCATGACTTATATATTAGTAATTTAGGACAAAGGGTATCCAATGATAGATGGCTAAATGTAGATTTAAGTAACCAACTTTATATCATTGATTTATCTTCAGCAGGTAATTATACAGCTATCGGCGGCCATTCTCTCATGAAACAAAAAACCGCATGGGGCTCAACCGCCTTCGGTTATGACGCTTTGCGAAATATATCAACACGAACCGATATAAGTTTCGCAAACACTGCCATTGGAACCGAATCTATGTGCGGAAGCGACCTATCCAATGGAATTATCGGTAATTACAACTCCGCATTAGGTTTCAACGCATTGAAAAATATTACAGCCGGTATTAAAAATACAGCAATCGGCGCAAATGCTTTATCTACGAATACATCCGGTTCTTTCAATACAGCCACCGGCGAGTCGTCACTCAATTTGAATCAGACCGGTGTATATAATGTCGGTATGGGGGCACTCGCTCTTTTTACAAACACAAGTGGTTCTTATAATGCGGCGTGTGGCGCGGTTTCAATGTCTATGAATATAACCGGAGGTAATAATGTCGCATGCGGACATCAATCACTCGCATTTAATACATCAGGTAGTAACAACACTGGATTAGGTTACAAAGCATTATTTACAAATACAGATGCGTCGTGTAACACAGCAGTTGGTTCATCGTCGTTGTATTCAAATACAATCGGTATAAGCAATGTTGCCGTAGGCATGAATGCTTTATATAGCGATGTGTCAGGTTCATATAATACTGTTGTCGGCTCAAATAGCGATGTTACAAACACGAAGATAGACAGCAATCAAATACTCGGTTATAACAATAAAAGCGGATTTAGTGATGTGAATATGATTGGCGCAAACATTACTGCGACAGGCACTGGACGGACATTCATAAGCAATGTTCGCGATTCGTCGGATTCTCTCATAAGTAAAATGGTTGTATATGACCCAGTGACGAAAGAATTCACATATGATGGGTCGTTGTTTCAAAAAACGGCGGTAGATAGCTCTGGAATTACGACGATTGTTATTGGCGATACGAATAAAAACACCGTTATTGGCGGAAGTTTGACAATGAGTTCAAGTAAGCCTATTTTTTTCACAAGTTCTTCTACGACGAATTGTATAAAACAAGATAGTGGAACCGATTCATTGGCGGTGACCGGATATAACGGCGGTTATTTGAATGGAACCAACGGTTCTGCGAGTAAAACATTGATATGGGATGCCAGCGCAAATGTAGGTATTAACACAACACCCGCATATCATTTGGATGTCTATGACTCATCATCCGCTAATGTTATTATATCCAGATTTAAATCGGAAGAAAATGACGGACTTACAAATACATTTATAAATGTTGAGAAAGGTAATGGGTATGGTGGCGTTTATGGAGGGTTTTTAAATCAAGGTATTAATGCGGGCGCGGTTATATATGGATTGAATGGCGGTAGTCGTTCAAATAACAATGTAGTTGTTTCAAATACAAATATTGTATTAGACGCAAGTTATGTTGGTTCATTGGGAGTTCAGGTTCGTAATTTAGGAACTGGAACAGGCACTGTCTATTTTAGTGCGGGTGGATATTTAACAAATACCGCACCCAGTGACAGTTCTCTCAAAAAGAATATTGTTTCTTTGATTGATGCTGATGTGTATAATAAAATGGTGCGTTTAAATCCCGTTCAGTATGAGTGGATTGACCCGGCGAATGCTGGTGGAATTAAATACGGTTTCTTGGCGAATGAAATACAGACATTGTTTCCTGCGTTGGTTTCCACATTTAAAGATGCGAGTGGAAATGATAAATTGGGTTATGACCCGGTTTCATTAATTCCTATTTTAACTACCGGTATCCTAAAAAATGTGGATGAGATTTCTCGGCAGCGTGTTGAAATAGATGAACTAAAAAAAGAGAATGCGTCTTTTAAAAGCATTCTCTCTTCTATTCAAGAGAGATTATCTGCTTTGGAGATGTCGTCAAATATATAACAAGCATAAAATTGAATGTTAATCTCTCTATCTTGTGATTGACATTCAATATTTAATATTCAATATACCATGACAATGCTTTTATCAAAGAAGAACCCACATAAGCGTGACTCTCAAATAACATTTGATGAAGGGCCGCATATATATACAATTCATTTGGATAATGGTGTCAAAGATAGCGGTTATATGTCAGTAACTACATGGAATCACTCACATTTCGGACATTTTGATGCTGACGCGGTTATAAAAAATATGATGAAAGGACGCAATTGGAATCCAAGTAATAAATATTATGGGAAAACGGCGGACGAAATAAAGGCGGAATGGGATAGAAATCGCGACGAGGCTGCGCGTGCTGGAACGAAGATGCATTATGATATTGAATGCTACTATAACGGTATTGAATTGAAAGAGCCGAACAAGTCGGCCGAATACGCGCAATTTATGGATTTTGTCAAGGCATTTCCGGATTTGAAACCGTATAGAACCGAATGGATGATTTGGGACGAAGAACACCGATTTGCTGGGTCAATAGATATGGTATTTGAAAAGGAAGACGGGACATTGATGATATATGATTGGAAACGGTCAAAGGAAATTAAAAAGACGGGTGGTGCGTTTATGACATATTCGCATACGGAATGTATAGAGCATTTGCCGGATACGAACTTTTGGCATTATTCGCTTCAATTGAATACATACCGGTATATTTTAGAGACGAAATATGGGAAACGCATTGGTGACTTGTGTTTGGTGTGCTTACATCCAGACCATAAGTCATTCCAGCTGATTCGTGTGCCGGATTTACATAAAGAAGTGAGCGACTTGTTTGAACTGCGAAAGAAGATGATTGCTTGATGCTTGATACTTGATACTTGACATGTCATGTCATGCCTAATGCGTAAAAATACACCTTCGCACTTTTCAAGTGCGTGGTTACTGTTACCTTTGAATTTGAACGGCACTCATGCCGTTTTAATTATTCAAAGGTGTAAAATATATATTTGAAACGGGTTTAAACACTTATTATGATTGTATAGTATATTACAAGAACAAAAGAAGATGAAGTTCAATTCTACACAAAATGATTATTCAAATAACGGATGTTTGTTTTTATATGATATGTTTTCACTTTTTTCATTATTTGCGACTGCGTTTGGTATTGCTTTTTCTATTGTAGGCACAACTCTTTATACTCATGTTGGTGAATATGAAAACTTTTTTGATGATTCTGACGCTGACGCGGATGATGACAATGAAGAGTCCGAAGATGATGACGCAGACGATGAAAAAGAACCAGAAGAATACGACCATTTGTATTATGACGAATTGGATAGCTTGGAAGACCGTGTATTGGAAAAGGAAGATTTAGAAAAGTTGGCGACTGTTGTGGTGAGAGAAAAGACGCCAAATGGTGAAGTGGTTATGACATATAATCATAAAACCGAATCATTTGAATATTATTGTGACGATAAGAATGTGAAATATATGGTATTGGATACTGTCGCAAGAAAATTTACAATTGATAACAAGTGTAAGTCTATTTGTGTGAATTACAAGGCAGAGTTTGAAAGGGCAAAGGTGGCGATTATGGCAGACCAAGTGACAACTACATCGGTGGCTGCTACGGCTGCTAGTGCTAATGCTAATGCTAATGCTAATGTGGTAAATGTGACTGCTGCGGCTGAAGGTGTTCTTGCGCCTGTGTCACATGCGCCTGCTCTTGAGCCAGAGCCAGCTGTTCCAAAACGCTCTATTTATGCCAAGTTTAAGAATTACAATTCAACTGGCGGAAGTAAGAAGAAGGAAGAAGTATCAAGTGTTGAGGTGGATGCGAATGGAAAAGCGACAGTTACAAAGAGTGAAAAGATTTATATTTTAACTGAAAAGGCAAATCGTTTTACATACAAGGGACGCGTATCAAATTATAAAGACCCTAATGCGGTTGAAGTAACAAATACTGTATATAAAAAAACTATTGATTTCGCAACATTCAAGCAAACTGTATGTAATCAAAATAAAGAAAAGGAAAAGGATGTGTAATAGGATTTGGGTTATCGTATGCCTTCGCACTTTTCAAGTGCGTGGTTACTGTTACCTTTGAATTTG